GTGGGTACGACGTGAATACACTAAGAATATGGAAGAGTATCACGGAGAGTTTCTACACTGTTTGGTAGTAGCCGTCACTACAATGCCAAATAGAACACTTAGTTTTCAAGTAATATTTACTGGATGCGAGTCTGATGAAGAAGATGACCCTAATGTTCACGGTGGAGCAATGTGGGCTAGAATGCCCTTAACAGCTTTGGTAGCAGACACACGTTATGAAGAATGGCCTAAAGAGTTACCCCCCTATCTAGCGCAACCTTGGGATTGTATGTCGCATACTCACTCAGTCTATAAGATAGAACGAGCTAGCCCAGCGCCTTGGATAGCAAAAGTAGACGGGGAATTTTACCCTGCTAAGTACTACTTCACTGTAGACTATACAGACAACGAAGTAGCAGACGATCCTGCACAACATAAACAATCTCACATACTAGAGTTGTTAGATGCAGGCGAATATACAGGTAACATGGTTGCGTTACCTAACAATAGGGTAAGGGTTACTCACCCTGCTTGGTTTGAAACAGGTGAAGGTGCTCCTGACTTTAGACCTAATCAACACACATTTAATTCTAAAGAAGACGTAGACTACGTTTGGGATACTCAAAGAGTTTTTAACAATCTTTATCAGGAGACAGAATATGAAGATGAAGAAAAAGGGAATGGCTAAAGGCGGAGCCATGATGAAGAAAAAAGGTTATGCAGCTGGTGGTGCATTGCCAATGAAGAAGAACCCTGCAACAGGTGAGATGATGCCTGCCTATGCTATGGATGGCAAAGGTAAGATGAACAAAGGTGGCATGGCTAAGAAAAAGGGAATGGCTAAAGGCGGAGCCATGATGAAGAAAAAAGGTTATGCTAAAGGTGGCATGAAAAAAGGTTATTCTAAAGGCGGTAAGGTTATGACTTACAATGTTGGCGGAATGGTAATAAGTAGTGGCAGTCTTAATACAGGAATTAAAAGAGCTTAATGGCTTTAAAGAAATCTCAGAAAAGTCTTAAGTCTTGGACCAAACAGGATTGGCGAACAAAGAGTGGTAAGCCTTCTACCCAAGGTCCAAAAGCTACTGGTGAAAGATACTTACCTAAGAAGGCTATTAAGTCTCTTAGTTCTTCTGAGTACGCTGCTACGACTAAAGCTAAACGTAAAGGAACTTCTGCTGGAAAACAAAACGTAGCTCAACCAAAGAAAATAGCAGCTAAAGTAAAACCGTATAGGAAAAAAACATGAGGAACTATCTTAAGCGTATTTTACGTGCAGTACTTAATAGGGCTTGTCCCTGCAACAAATGTGAATGTTCATAAGGGATAAGAACTATGGCTAAAGAAACACTACAGCAACACTTGAATAGAAAACTTAAGGAAAAAGGTACTTCCTTAACAGACGAAAAGAAAAAGGCTGGTAAGTATAAGTCTATTTCTGCAGCCCAAAAAGCAGGTTCTTTATATTATACCGACAAGAACGGCAAGGTTATGGCTGCTGTTTTTGCAGGTGACTTAAAAGAAAAGACTACTAAACCACCAGTAAGACCTAAAACTAGACCACCTGTAAAGAAACCTAAGGCGTATAGTGGTCGTGGTGGTGGTGCAGCAGAAGTAAAGAAGCGTAAAACTGACATAGAGTCTCCTACGATGAAAGCAAAACGTAGGGAAAAGGCTAAAAAAGGTTACCAAACTTTAGGTGATATGCGAGCAGGTGGTAGTAGAGTTCCAAGGCTTATGCCTAAGGGAAGAGCAGCTGTCAAAGAAATTAAAGCTGCAGGTCAAGAAGAACTTGATGCTAGAGCTTCTCGCGCTAAAAGGTATACAAAAGATCAGTGGGATTCTATGAGCCGTGGCAGACGAATTGAGTTGGGGTTACCTGTGTCTGCTAAAGAGGTTAAGGGCGGTAATGCTACCTTTAAGGGACAGACAAAAAGAAGTGCTGATCCTCTTAAACTAGCTAGTCCAAAAAATAGGAACTAACTTAAATAAAAGTAAGGACTAATCTTAATGGTACGTCAATTAACAGACAAGCAACAAAAGTTCTTAGACGTTCTTTTTGATGAAGCACAAGGCGACCCAGTTAAAGCAGTCAAGCTTTCTGGGTACGCTGAAGGCACGTCTGCTTCTTCGGTAACAGGTTCCTTAGTAGATGAGATTGCAGAACTAACTAAAAAGTTTATTGCACAGTCATCTACTAAGGCTGCTTACACAATGTTTAGTGTGATGGCTGATCCTACAGACCTAGGAGTTAAAGAAAAGATGCTTGCAGCTAAGGACATCTTAGATAGAGCAGGCTTTACTAAAACAGATAAGGTAGAAGTGAAGACCTCAGAACCTCTCTTCATCCTGCCATCTAAGGAGTCTGATGACTAAAAGAGCAAGTAAAGCAGAATATCCAGATAAGGTAGAGTGGAGGATACCTTTGAAAGGAGAGATGGGTGAATGGTATCCCATCATACGAGTAGGACGACACATACCCTTTGGTTATAAGCAGGACGAGGATGATCCAGATCTTCTTATTCCGATTCCAGAAGAACTAGAACTTCTAGAAAAAGCAAAACTCTTTCTCAATGAGTACAGTGTTAGACAAGTAGCCCTGTGGTTATCTAAAAACTCTGGTAGAAAGATCTCACATGTAGGGTTATATAAACGTGTCCGAATCGAAGAAAAAAGGCGTAGGTCGTCCAACAACTCTAGGCAGTATGCCAGGCGGTACAAAGAGGCGGCAGCCAAAGCGGAGAAAATCGAAAAGCAACGTATCGGAGGTAGAGCCACAAGAACTATTGAAGGACGACAAAACTGGGAAGACGTTAACCCTTGGGTCGAAGAAGACACCAGCGACAGTTAAACCAGCGCCTTTCGATGTTGAAGTTGCACAAGAAATTATCTTTCAACCTAACGCAGGACCACAGACTAAATTTCTAAGTGCGACTGAACAAGAGGTTTTATATGGTGGGGCAGCTGGGGGTGGAAAGAGTTATAGCTTAGTTGCTGACCCTGTACGCTATCTAAATAACCCTAATGCTAGTATGCTTTTAGTTCGTCGTAGTACTGAAGAACTAAGAGAACTTATCTCAGTCTCTAAACAACTCTACCCCAGAGCAATACCTGGTATTAAGTTTATGGAGAGGGACAAGACATGGATAGCACCAAGTGGAGCTACACTATGGATGTCTTACCTAGATCGTGACGATGACGTTATGAGATACCAAGGTCAGGCTTTTAACTGGATTGGCTTCGATGAGTTGACGCAATGGGACTCAAGCTACGCATGGACATATATGCGCTCAAGATTACGTACCACTAAAGCATCAGGGTTACCTCTCTACATGAGGGCAACGAGTAACCCAGGTGGTCCTGGACACCAATGGGTTAAACGTACTTTTATTGATCCATCTGAGCCAGGTCATTCATACTGGGCTACAGATGCAGAAGGTGAAGTAATTCGTTGGCCTAAGGGACACACCAGAGAAGGGGAACCACTCTTTAAAAGAAAGTTTATTCCTGCTACTTTGTTTGATAACCCATACCTTTCAGACGATGGTATGTACGAAGCTAACCTACTCTCTCTACCTGAGCACCAAAAAAGACAACTACTTGAAGGTGACTGGGATATTAACGAGGGAGCAGCTTTTTCTGAGTTTAACAGGAAGATTCACGTAATAGAACCCTATGACATACCTTCTAATTGGACTAGGTTTAGGGCATGTGACTACGGGTACGGATCTTACACAGGAGTTGTTTGGATTGCTATAGCACCAGACGAACAGTTAGTTGTTTATAGGGAACTATATGTATCTAAAGTTTTAGCTACAGACTTAGCAGAAACTATTTTAGAACTTGAATCATCAGAAAAAATAAGGTATGGTGTTCTCGACAGTTCTTTGTGGCACAAACGGGGAGACACAGGGCCAAGCCTAGCAGAGACAATGATTATGAAAGGATGTCACTGGCGTCCATCTGATAGATCAAAAGGTTCACGTGTCGCAGGTAAGAATGAAATACACAGACGATTACAGGTTGATGATTTCACAGAAAAGCCAAGGATAGTTTTCTTTAACAACTGCACTAATACAATAGCACAGCTACCCTCTATTCCTCTTGACAAAAATAACCCAGAAGACGTAGACACTAAAGCAGAAGATCACCTTTATGATGCGCTACGCTACGGAGTAATGACAAGACCAAGGAGTAACTTGTTTGACTTTGATTCAGCTGATCAAAGAACAGGTTTTCAGGCAGCTGACCCTAAATTTGGATACTAGACTAAGGATCTACTATGGAAGAAAATGAAATCTTGAATGAAGAAGTAAGTATGGATGATGCTGAAGTGTCTTTCATTGAAGATTCTGAAGAGGGTCTTGGTACAGACGAACCCGTTGGGTCTATAGTACAGTATGTTCAACAACGTTTTTATAAAGCAGAGGAAGCTAGGTATACTGAAGAACAGCGTTGGATTAAAGCTTACAGAAACTACAGAGGTATATACGGACCAGACGTTAGCTTTACTTCAACTGAGAAGTCTAAAGTATTTGTTAAAGTAACTAAGACAAAAGTTCTTGCTGCATATGGTCAGATAGTAGAA